ACAACTTCAAGGCATTATAGATGGTAGATCTTATAAGGATGGTGGAGAGGTAAAACACCAGAATGTATTCCAAGCGTTGGGCAACTGGGCGTATGGGTTTAAGGGCGTAAGTGGTAATTGGCCCAGCATTAAAGATGCCGTTGACTTCATATTTGGCGGGGAAGAAGAGAAGCCAGCCCCCGTAAAAAAAAAGATGAGTGAAGTACCTGACCCACCCTTCATTCCAGAGGCAGAGGCAGACCCCGTAGAGTATAACCGCTCAACCTACAACAAGCTTCTGGGTGGAGCATCTGAAGAGGCCATTGACCATCTAACCGCTATGGCTATTGGAGAGGGTAGGAACCAAATAACAAGAGGCCACGGTACAGATGCTTTCAAAGGGCCAATCTGGGTAGCTTTAAATAGGGTGAGGGAACATCAAGTAGGTGATTTAAAGTTTAAGAAGAGTAAACACGTAGACCCGGTAATGGCAGTTATAACCAGTGGGGATTTCAAAGGTTACCATCTTAAGCATTTGAAGGACAAAGATTTTCACAAGTACAGAAAATATGTAGTGGATGCTCTAAACACAGAGGTACATGAAGACCCCACAGAGGGAGCAACATCATTTTACAGCGGACCTACCCCCCCTTACCATAAGGGTAAGACTGAAACAGTGAAGTTAGGGGACCACACATATATATGGGATTAGGATGATTAACCCCCACCACTTCCGCATTTATGTAGTCAGACCCACTCTTGTAATTATGGGGATGCACACACAAGCTGCTGAAAACTTACTGGTGGGTACTGCGATTACTGAGAGCCACTTAACCTTCCTGAAACAACACGGCCCCGGTCCAGCTTGTGGTGTTTATCAAATAGAGCCAACAACTGCCCAGGATGTCATGAGGTACGCCACTGAAAGACCACAGATACAGATACCACTCTACCACGGTGAGTTGGAATATGTATTGAAGACTGACCTGGGTTTCCAGACACAAGTAGCCCGGTTAAAATATTGGATGCAGCCAGAGAAACTACCACATGAGGATAATGTAATAGGTTTAGCACAATACTGGAAGACCTATTACAATACCCCCAAGGGGGCTGGCGAAGTAGAAGACTTCGTGTCTAAATATGAGCAGAATGCTTTGTAGTTACAACAAATAGAGTGAGGCTACCCAGAAATTTAATCATGAATATTCTGGCCCCTTGAGTAGCTTCAAACTAGCCACCCACATTTTTGTGGCCCTAATTTGAAGGAGATAATATGATGCCTACCACTAATGAGGAGACTGTCACCCCGGAAGATACTCTCTATCGTAACAAATACCGTGAAGGTTTGTATGATAGCGACCCTGCCGAGGATCCAGAACCTGAAGAGGACCCTGATGAAGAGGGTGAGAGCTTCACAACCACTCCTGAACAGGTTGCGGATACAACGGACTGGAAGAAGCGTTATGGCGATCTCAAGTCCTACCATGACAAAAAGTTAAACGAGGTCAAAGCTGAACAAGAGCAATTCAAGGCTGAAGTGAGTGCTGCTGCTAGGCAAGCCCCACAAAAGACCAACGAAGAGCTTGAAGAGTTTAGGTCCGAATATCCAGATGTCATGGAGATTGTAGAGACAGTAGCCGAAAAGAAGGCACAGGAACGTGCTGCTACCCTAACTGCTGAAGTTGCCGAACTGCAACAGAAGAACAGGGGGCAAGAGGCACAGACCGCTTACCAAGAACTGTTGAATACACACACAGACTTTGATGAGTTGCGTGAGGATAAAAACTTCCTGGGGTGGTTAAACGCCCAACCCGAAGAAATTTCGGACGCAATCTTCAAAAACAACACAAATGTCATGTGGGCATCCCGTGTTGTGGATATGTATAAAGCAGAGGTAGGCATTAAAAAGTCCGACAAACCCAAGAGGACTAAGAACCAAAGAAACCGCGATGCCGCCACTTCTGTTGGGTCTAAAAGATCAACACCTTTAAAACAGATGACGGTAAACGCATTTGGAAACTGTCAGAAATCAGGTCCCTCAAAGGGGCAGAGTTTGAGAAGCATGAGGCTGAAATAGACGCTGCCGTTGAAGAGGGCCGGATTGTTGATGATTAAACACATGAGGTACACAAAATGGCCGTAGTTGCTAAAGCTGCTGGCTGGGGAAACCTCAACACTGGTAACTGGGTTCCAGAAATTTGGTCCCAGAAGGTGCTTAAATTCTTCCGTCGCGCAAGTGTTGTGGAAGATGTTACAAACACCGATTATGCCGGTGAGATTTCCTCGTTTGGTGATAAGGTAAATATCATCAAGGAGCCAGCAATCACCGTGGCCGCTTATGCTCGTGGGCAGAAGCTAACCACGCAAGACCTAGCAGACGATGAGATTGAGATGCAGGTGGATAAGGCAAATGCCTTCCAGTTTAAGGTGGATGACATTGAAGAGCGTCAGTCACATGTAAATTGGCAAGCCCTCTCAACCTCCAGTGGCGCCTACAAGCTCAAGGACACTTTTGATAGTGAAGTTCTTGAATACATGCGCCAGAACGCTCTTGCCGCCAACTATTATGGTTCAACTGGTTCTCCCATTGATACCGGCTTCTCCGCTGGTGAGGTAGACCCCCTAACCGTAATGGCACGGCTACAGCGCCTGCTTGACGATCAGGATGTTCCTGAAGAGAACCGTTTCTTTGTAGCGGCTCCTATCTTTTGGGAACAGATGTCTGATGTCAACAGTAAAATCCTTCCTGTTGAGGTTACTGGTGACAACCAGTCCCCCCTACGGAATGGTCGGGTATTTGATGGTCTTATCCGTGGCTTCCGCTGCTACAAGACCAACAATGCGCCTAAGTCTGGTTCCACTTGGTATGCTAGTGTTGCTGGCCACATGTCCAGTACCGCAACTGCCAGTCAGATTGCCAAGACTGAAGCTTTCCGTGACCCCGATAGTTTCGCGGATATCGTCCGTGGCCTACACCTTTATGGTCGTAAGGTCATTCGCCCCGAAGCCCTTGCCGTTGCTTACGTCAGCATCGACTAGTTATCATAAGAAAGGAATAAAATTATGGCTACTTATGATATGACGCTGGGTGCAGAGGCTGGTGGACATGCTGCTACAAACCGCTTCCCCTATCTGATGGAGAACACCATTAACGTGGGCCTCATCAATAGTTCTGCGGGCGTGGCTGCGTCTGACGTTCTTCAGGCCATCGCAGTTCCCAAGGAGACTTTGATCTTGGCTGCTGGTCTTGAGGTTCTAACTGCATTCACCTCAGATGGCACCCCAACTCTAGACTTGGATGGTGCCGGTCAAGCTGCTAACGGTTGGGCTGCTGCTTTGGATAGTACGTCTGCGGGTTACAGTACTGCTGTTTCCCCCTCTGCTACCAATCAGCGCGTTATGGTTACGGCTACCACTGGTGATACTATTGATATTACCGTGAACACCGCAGCTGCTACCGCTGGTCTTGTTCGCATCTGGGCTGTCCTGTTGGATGTGTCTGGTCACCGCGAGACTGCTACCAACTCCTAGCCACAATATTGGGGGGGTCTTTATGGCTCCCCCAGTATCCTCTAATGACCATAAGGACTTGTAATGGCTACTACAGTGACCTTTTTGACACTGGTGAATGATGTTCTCCGAGAGTTGAACGAGGTGGAGATTACTGATGTCTCGACTACTAGTGGCTTTACAAAATATGTTAACACGGCAGTCAACCGTGCCGTCCGTGATATATACAATGAAGAGATTGAGTGGCCGTTTGCTGTTCAAACTCAAAATGATTCAACTGTTGTTGGCCAACAAGACTACGACCTCCCGTCTTCATACCGCCAAATTGATTGGGAGAGTTTCTTTCTCTATTCTACAGACCTTGCTACTAATGGTGCTTTTGCTTCATCTATTACCTCTTGGACTGATAATTCTAGTGACACTGGTAGTTTTACTCACACTACTGATGGTAATGGTCGTGCTAGGCTAGCTGGTGGGGCTTCTGGGGTGGGGGCTATGGAACAGTCAATATCCACTGTTGACAACAAAAGGTATGTTCTTGATTTTAGGATTGTAGGTGGGACAGTTAATTTACAAGTGGGTACTAGCACAGGTGCCCAAGACATTCAAAGTTCTACAGCATATACAGTTTCAGACTTGGGAGCTGGTGAGTTCCATCGTGTAGAGTTTTCCGCCACCTCCCAATGTTCATATATCCAATTTGCAAACTCTACAAATGCCAATCATGATGTTGACTTTCTCCAGGTGTTCTTCAAAGATGCACCTGTGAAACTTGAAAGTATGGACCTGGAAGAGTGGGAGAATACTAGACGGGCTGATGAGAAGTACCAAAGCCCAGCTAACTTCTCTACCCCTGACAGTGTTGTTAGGCGTCAGAATGACAAGTACTCCCTCAGCAACATTCCTGATAGTAGCCAGTACACTGTTGAATATAAATATTGGGTAATCCACACCGATGCCACTGTTAATGCCTCTACGGTGAGTATCCCAGACAGGTGGAAGGATGCCATCAGGGAGCGGGCACTTATGTACTGTTACAGGTTCAGGCAAGATATGGCAGCAGCCTCTGACAGTGAAACCAACTACAAGGATATTGTAGCAAGTATGAGGACTGAGTTAATCCAACGTCCACAAAACTTCCGGGCACGTTAATGGCTACAACCGCTGCACACAAGCTTGTAACTTCTGACCTAATTAAGGCACACGGCGGTCTTGTAACAAACGAGAACGTGTTGCGGGAAAACAAGAGTGAGGCTCTCAATCTCCTCAATTATGAGGTAGGCTTGAATGGTGGCTACCGTCGTATTACTGGGCACTCCAAATATTCTTCCACTGAGGTGTCTGGATCTGGTGTAGTCTTGGGTGTCAAAATATTCAACTCTGGCGTAGTAGTTTGTAGATTGAATACAGTCTACTTTGGGACGGGGACAACTTGGGCCACTGTAGCCACTAGAACAAGTGCAGGGGTGTACGACTTTGATATATATAACTGGGATGGTACCGCTAATATCGTCATGTGTGATGGTGTCAACCAAGCCGCTATTTACGATGGTTCTACCTACACTCTTCTCAACGGTACTAATGCTCCCACAAACCCTGGAATTTGTGCTGCCCACTCTGACCACCTGTTCTTCGCAGGAGAGAGTGCAAACCTTGGCCTCATCACCTTCACCCAGCCCTTCTCTGACACAGTTTTTGACCCAGCACAGGGATCAGGAACTATTCAGGTAGGGGACACTATCATTGATATGGTGTCTTGGAGGGATCGCCTTATTATTTTATGTAAAAACTCCATCCACCAGCTTGTAGGTACATCAGTTGCAGATTTTCAGTTGAAGAGGATTACAGACAATATTGGGTGTTTGGCAAAGGGGTCTGTCCAAGAGATTGGTGGTGATGTTATTTTTCTAGCACCGGATGGTATCAGGACAATAGCTGGTACTGAGAAACTTGATGATGTTGAACTGGGGAGCATCTCCAGGAATATCCAGCCACTCATCAACGACATGTCCACCATCTCCAACTTCTCCAGCACCGAGATTAGTTCAGTTGTGATCAGGGAGAAGAGCCAGTATAGATTATTCTACCCGGTGTCTAGTGTGAGTGTAGCTCAGAGCAAGGGTATCATTGGTGCCATCCGACGCAGCCCTGATGGGAATGTTGGTTGGGAGTGGTCTGAGATGAAGGGGGTTAAACCCCGAGTGTGTGACAGTAGCTATGTGGGAGATGCTGAGATAGTATTACATGGTAGCTATGCCAACGGGTATATCCACCAACAAGAGAGTGGGGATGACTTTGACGGCTCCAGTGTCCAGTCAGCTTACCGGACACCAGACTACTTCTTCGATGATATTACAATAAGAAAGACCCTCCACTCAGTCCGTGTATTCTACAGTGTAGAGGGTGATGTCAGCATTGGTATGAAGGTCTATTATGACTACAACAAAGCTGGCACTGAACAGCCCACTCAATATACTCTTGTAAACAGTGGTGCCGCAGCTATTTATGGCATTTCATTTACATATGGGGCATCCAAATACGCAGCCACCTTTGAGCCTAGTACCAGACAGAATGTTGAAGGGTCAGGGTTCACAGCCGCCCTAGAATTTGTGACAGATGATACCAAGTCTCCCCACTCCATTGAGGGATTTGTGATTGAATACGTTCCATATTATCGGAGATAAAAATGGGTACTGGATATACAAGACAGTCTGACACTGAGATCATTGATGGCGAGGTTGCTGATGCCAGTGATTTCAACAATGAGTTTGAGGCACTTGAAGATGCCTTTGACGGTACCTCTGGCCATAGTCACGATGGGACTACTGGGGAGGGACCAATTATTACCGTCCCTGGTGGTGGGACTGGTGTTGCCACTCTAACTGATGGTGGAGTGTTGTTGGGGTCTGGCACTGGTGTTATAACGGCA